CTCTGAATGATCACTTTGTTCAGCAGATCCGGCACCCACTCCAGCCCCTGCGCGGCGATTTTGAGCTTCTTGTCGCCCTGCTTGATGAGGCTGTTGTTCTGGAATTCCTGACCGGTGAAGTCGAGCAGGATGCCTTGGGCGGTCTGTTCTTTGGTGCTGTCAGGCGGTGCCGAACCGGCTTCCGGGTCGTACTCACCGACAGTCGTTGCGCGAATGGTCACCGGCTGGCCGAACTCTGTGATCATCTCCAGAGCCATCACGGCCATTTCGTCGTAGAAGGCCATGGTGGCTCCTGCTCAGTTATGCGCGGACGGCGAACAAGCCCCGCTTCTGTAGGTAATCGGCAAACTGCGTTGCGCTCGGCCGGTCAGGCGCCGCCGGCAAAAGTCGTCCGCTGGTGTTCGGGATCGTCGCGTACTCGCGAGTTACCGCGCCTTCGACACGCTCCAGCGTAACCGCGCCTTTGCGTTTCTCGATGGGGTCGACATCGTCAGTGTGGATCTCGGCCGCCAGCGCCATCTGCCCGTACTGGATCCGCGCCGGAAGGTAGTTGTCAGGCTTGATCTCGCGATCCAGCTCGACGCCCCGGCGCGGCCAGGCCAGGGCCTGCTCACTCTTGGTCTTACGCCCTTTCCACGTCATGCCATCCATCGCCAATGCGGCACGACGCAGCAGCGCTTCCTGTGCTGGCACTTCCGTCGGGATGACCACGCCGAATTTCACGGCGTACATGGCCAGGTCTTCGGCAGATGCGTAGCTTTCGGCGTCAGGCTTGCCGGTGCCGTCCTCGATGATGAGAGTCATGAATCAGCTCGCTGTGTTGTTTGAATCGGGCGCCATTGAATGGGCACCCGGATTATTACGCCTTCTGCAGTTCCGAAACCGCCTTTTCCAGCGACTCAACCGAAGCATTCGCCCGGTACGGTACATTGGCGGCGTCGAGTTGCGCTTTGAGACCGGCGATCTTCTCGGCATTGTCGACCGGCACCGCTGCGACTTTGAGGCGTTCGACTTCGGCGCGTAAGGATTCAACCTCTCCCGCCAAGTTGTTGCGCTCACCCGTCAGTGCTTCGAAGCCTTCATGAATGGATTTCAGTGCGCCGAACAAACGGATCGGCAGTTCGCCGGCGCCCGGATGCTCCAGTTCCGACAAGCCTTCGGCAGCCTCGATCAGCGACACGATGCCGTCGCGCTCTGCGTGCAGCTTGTCGATCAGATCTTGCAATGCAGCGCCATCAACACCACCAGTGCTGGCGACCAGCAGCACCGGCGCCGACTCAGCCTGTCGCACAGTCACTTCCGGTACGTCGCCAGCCTCACCTTCTCGGCTTTCGGTGACGTTCGCGTCGATGATTCGGAGGCCGCGCTCCTTCGCCAGCGCCTTCACGTCCTCCAGATACTGGTGAAACGGACCGGGCAGATACCAAATTTTGTTGCTCATGATTGCATCTCCGCCAAGCCGGGCACACGTCCCGGCTTGGACATCGCGTGGTTACTTGGAGGCGTCACCGATCAGAGCAACACCAGCGGTGTGCTTGATGCTGGTAGCGGTTTTGTCCCAGTTGGTGCCGGTTGCGATCTCAGCATCGGTCGGCGACTTGCCGCCGTTGGTTTGATCCCAGGTGTAACCCTTCAGGCCCAGACCGAAGGAGTAGTCGACCTGAATGGTGGTCTCGATGCGCTCTTTGCCGTTGGAGGTATCGACGTTCGATACCTGATCGCGGTTGTCGTGCACCAGCGCAGCACCAGACACCAGAGAAAGGATGATTTCCTTGTTCGGGGTTCCTGCCTGCATCAGCGCCGGCGCGTCAGTGACCACGGTGACCTTGCCCAGGATATCGACGACACGGACGTTGCCGGCGACGAACAGGTTGGTCGAGTTGGCAATGGCCTGGCCGACCAGCTTGTGCCAGGTGGTGCCCTGCATGACCTGAGCGACCAGAGACTGGCTCGCATCGCCGAACTTCGCATGTGCGTTGTTCAGGCCAGACTGGGTGATACCAGCGGTGGCGGACACATCGTTCACAGCGGTCGGCTGAGCGGTAATCGCACCCACCAACGCAGCGATCGCGGTGTTCAATTCGTCCTTGAGCAGGATTTCTGCGAAGGCGCGCGAGGCAACCTCAATGCCTTGAACAGTCGGGCGCTGCAGCCAGCTCATCTGGGCTGGCTCGTAGCGGATCGGGCCGAAACCGCCAGCGATTTTGACCGACGAGTTTTTCAGCTCGGTCAGGTCGGTGATCGGGGCGGCGCCGTTGGCAGCGTAGCGATCAACGCGGCGCTG